TGAAAAGCGAGACAACGGGACAGCTGGCAGACACGGACTTTGTGGCCATCGAGAACACGGACGGCACATTCACCATCAAGATGGCGGGGCAGGTGAACGGCACGCTGCCGGACAGCGCCTTTGTGGTTGGCTCGAAGGACGAGAACGGTAACTACGTTATCGGCCTGTCGGCATCTGTATCGCTTTCCCCCATAGACCAGGAGGCGCTGTTGCTGTGGAAGGCGATGCCTGAAAACCAGGTGAAACTGGCCGGCAAAGTGGAAGCAAGCGTAGGCGTGGCGTTGGGCGAGAACTGGCGGACGGACCTGGACGCGCTGTGGGCCGCGGGCAAACTGGCCGCATATGGCATGAACGGCCTTCCGATCGACGTCACGCCGGAGGTCATCAACGCGTTGAACGCAAATGACCTGGTGGTTGGCGTGGACGAGGACGGAACCTACCACATCATCATCAAGCCGCAGTTCGAGGGCTCGCAGAAGTCTGTTGACGAAACGGTTGCAGGCCTTGGCGTCGGTAACGACCAGCCGGGGATGGAGTGGTATCCGTTTGACATCAGCACGTCGCAGTGGCTGAAATCCCTGCAGGGCGCAATCGACATGTATCCTGGTATCAAAAAAATCGCAGACCTGCTGGGGCAGAAGAATGCCGGTCAGAATATTACGGACTGGACGTCCGGGAGTAATCTGTTCCAGACGATCCAGGCGGCACAGGCGGCCGGCGGTTTGCTTGCCGGCATACAAAACGGGGCTGAAGTATCCGGTGAAGGGGTCCAGTATCTGAAGGACCTGGGCGAAGCGCTGAAGATGATCCAGGATGAGAAAATCGACAGCGCATTGCCAGCCGAAATCATGAAGGTCTTTGATGCCTTGGGTATCGAGTACGACGCGTCGAATCTGACCGCATCCTTTGACGCCATCCTTGCCATATACAACGAGAAGCTGCCGGCCATCGAAGCGGCGGCAACAGCAGCGGCGGAAGCGGCCGCGGCAGCGAAAAAAGCGGAACAAGGCGCGGACCCCTGGAAACTGCTTGAGGAGATGAAAACCGACCCGTCTGTGCCGGCAGAAGCGCTGGCTGCGCTGTCGCAGCTTGCTGGATTGTGGGAGCAGCTTTACAAGGGGACTCCGCTTGAGGCTGAAACGGCGGGCGGCATCCAGGCGATCTTTGACGCGTTCTTTACTGACCTGGACACCACAAAGCTGATGGACGCGCTGGATACCTTGATAGTGGATTTTTCGCCCAAGGGCGAAGCCGTGGGTACGCAGGTAGGCGCAGGCATTGGCGCAGGCATGAAGGGGTACGACTACACCGGCGACACAGACTCAACAACCAGCTCACTGATAGCAGCGCTGAAAAATTCGCTGGACATCGCGTCACCGAGCGGAAAGACAAAACCTATCGGATACCAGGCAGGCGCGGGCATCAGCGCGGGGCTGGACAGTTACATAAGCATACTGGAAACGGACGCCAAGGGCTTCGGGAAAGCGCTGCCGGACGGCATAGCCTCAGGCATCAGCGTCGGGGCATCGGCCGCGCTGCAAGCCATCCGTGACCTGTACGCCCAGCTGATCCGGGAAGCGCAGGCGCAGGCGAAGCTGCTGAAGGGCGCCATGGAAGGCACGACCGGCGGCGGAAGCAGCCAGGAGGGCGGAGGCAGCCAGGGCAGCGGCAATACAAGCAAGAGCGGCGTGACCAACAACAACAGCGCGACGCTGAACCTGAACGGCAACTACGGGCTGGGGCCGGTGGACCTGTACGCGCTGCGTCAGGAACTGTTGGCTATGAACCGGCGGACCGCGGCCGGGTACGGCAAGGCATAAGGAGGCGGGCACATGCTGCCATACTTCACCTATAACGGGATCAGTTCCAAGGCGATGGGCGTGATAGTCAATACCTATCCGCCCATCGTCAGGCCCAAGCGCCGCGCCACCACGGTCATCATCCCTGGCCGGACAGGCGACTTGACATTTCATGAGGATGAGGATACATACGACAGCTACATCCGCACCTGCGCCTGCACGGCGCTTCCGGGAGCGGACCTGGATGCCATCAGCGAATGGCTTGATGGGGAAGGCGCTGCCGTGTTCGGCAATGAGCCGCAGTACGCGTATACGGCGAGCATCGTCAACCAGGTCAACTATGAGAAGCCAGGACGCGGTAGCCCGTTCAGGACTTTTGAAGCGCCATTCCTGGTGCAGCCATACAAGATGCTGGCCACGCCTGGGGCAAACATCGAAAAGACTGCCAGCGGCCAGTCAATCACGAACCCCGGCACACTGAATGCCAGGCCGGTCATCACGGTAAGCTGTACCGGCGATGTTGTCGTCATGGTCGGGCAGTATATTTTCTCAATCAACGGATTCTCTGTTGCAGGCGGGTTCCGGGTTGACTGTGACGCGGAGATCATGACGGACGTAAACATCACGGAAAACCGCACCTGGCGGATGTCAGGCGACTTCCCCAGGCTGGTCCCGGGAGCCAATGCCATCAGCTGGACGGGGACTGTCAGCAAAATCACCATAGAGCCGCGGTACAGGTGGCTGTAAGGGAGGGCGCGCATGATCTGCATCCATGAGTTCAATGCCGAAGAGTTTGACAACAACGGCATTGGGACGCTCACGCCTTCCGCCTGCACGGTACGGGAGGAGGCCGGCGGCGCGCTTGAACTGACGCTCACCCACCCCATGGACAAGCGCGGCAAGTACACATACATCCAGAAGGGGTGTGTCCTGCGCGTGCCAGTGCCGGCACGGCTCACGCCGCAATACACCATCGAGGGGACGCCGGAGCGCGTTGTTTACACCGTCACGGCGGCGGCGGCGCTCTACTCCAAGCCGTCAACCGTCACCAGGGTCTGGCATGAAGGCGAGGGCGGATATACCTCCGAAGGATACTGGACGTATACCGGCAACAGGCGGCTTGCGGCGCTCAAGGCTGGCGACGAGCTGACGCTGGTAAAGGCGTACAGCGAGACGTTTTATCAGGTGGCCAACGCCGCGGGCACAACTGGCTTTGTGCAAGTGAGCAAGATCGCGTATGACCGTACAATCGCCGCTGTCCCTGATGAGACGATCCAGTCGCGGCAGATACGCGACCAGCTGTTCCGCGTCTACCGCGTCACCCAGGATACCGAGGCGCTGACGGTCACGGCCTACGCGCGGCATATTTATTATGACCTGCTGACAAATCCGCTGGTAAGCTGCAATATCGCGGACAAGACGGTACAGGAAGCCCTGGACGCGGTCAGCGCGGCCTGCCTGCAGGAGCACCCGTTCACGTTCATCACGGACGATACCACCACAAAAATCACGCAGGATTACAGCCTCAAGAGCGCGGCCGAGGCGCACCTGGACCCGGAGACAGGCATACTGCCCAAGGCAAAGCTGAAACTGCTGCGCGATAACTTCGACGTGTACCTGATGAAGACTGCAGGGGTCACACGGACACAGCCGCTGCGTTACGGCAGCAACCTGAAGGGCGTCAATGTAGATGTCAATGAAGACTCCATGTGCAACCGCATCGTGCCGGTGGGCCAGGCCGCAAAGGGCGAAACGCTGCTCATCGACAGCCCGTGCTATATAGACAGCCCGAACAATTATCTGGACACTGTCATACGGGCGAAAGTGATCCAGTATGACGTCAAGGTCGGCGAGAAGGACGATGCCGGTGTAGCCTACACGACCGCGACCGCCAAGGCGAAACTTATCGCACTGGCTAACGCGGACTTCGATGCCGGCATTGACGGCGCTGAACTGACCATGACGGTGAACTTCCTGCAGCTGGGCGATACAGTCCCGTACCGGCAGTACCGTGAATTGGATCGGATGTATATCTATGACACGATCCCCATCATTGACACGCTGCATGGCGTGGCGGTCACGGCCGAAGTCACTGAGTACGAATACGACTGCCTGACGGGGCGCTACAACTCCATGAAGTTTGGCGTCACGGGCGGCGCGGCGTCCGTGGGCAGTATTTCCGGGTTTGAAATCGCCGCGGGTTCTGTTTCCGGGTCCAGACTGATCAATGGCAGCATCGGCGCGGCCCAGATCGGAAACGGCGCCATCAACAGTCTGAAAATTGGAACGGCTGCCATCGGGACTGCGCACATCCAGGAGGCGGCCATTGCCAGCGCGCATATCCAGGAGGCGGCCATCGAAACCGCCAAAATCAGGGACGCAGCCATAGAGACCGCCAAAATCAAAGACGCGGCTATCGACACAGCAAAAATAAAAGACGCGGCTATCGACACAGCAAAAATAAAAGACGCAAGTATCACCAACGCGAAGATAAGCAGCGCCGGTATCGATTATGCCAATATCGTAGACCTGGTAGCCGGGACCGCGGTCTTCAGCACCGGCATCAGCGACGAGCTTTACATCAACCGGCTTTACGTATCGGCCGCGAACATGGCGCACCTGGAAGTGGGCGACCTGCTTTTCAAGGACGCGGACGGTGATTTCTGGCGGCTGGGTGTTGACGGAGAAGGGAATGTTGTCACGACTGCGGTTGCGGTCGAGTACCAGAACATTTCTGCTGACGCGCTGTTGAATGTTAGCGAGTATGTGGTGGTCCGCAGCGCCACAGCGCCGGCGTCGCCATATGTTGGCCAGCTTTGGATGAACACAACCACCAGCATCATCCAGCGCTGCACAGCGATCACGCCAGCGGTGGTTTGGACGCCTGTGGCCGCCAACGAGCTTCACACCAGCTACATCAGCGCGGTGGAGACAGGGCTGGAGATCCTTTCTTCCGGCATGATCGATATCAAGGCCGGCGGCACGATCCAGCTTCGGACGGGTGCGAACCTGCTGGTGGACGCCGGCAAAGTGGAGTTCAAGACGGACGACTTCGGCGTGCTGGATAGCACCGGCGAGCGCCAGGTCATGTTCCTGGGGAAGAACGACGCAGACCAGACGGTAGCAAACTTCAATGTGGACGAACTGGCCGCGCAGCATATCGTTGGTGACGTGCCGAACTCATTCGCCGGTGGCACCATTCCCTGGAGGGGGAGCATCCAGGCCAGCCTGGACGCGATCGGCAAGTTTCTGCTGGCGGACAGCACATTGTCTGTTCCTGCCGGGAAGTATG